ACGGGAATGTGGTGTGGCAACAATATGATATTCTGTTGGCCGCACAACACTACGGTTGGGAAACAATGGTTGATTATGCTGCCTATCTGGAATCGGCAGATTTTGACAATGTTGAAAGCCTTACTGTTGCAGATATATCTGACGAGCCAGCTACAGATTTGACTTATATTTACAATCAATCCAAGGTCGGTCTTAAGAATTTCGAAAAACTAGCGGTAGAACGAGGATCATTGGGCGTTGGCGGACATAGTCGTACATTGAACGACTCGATAAAAATCGTTTGGTTCAATCAGACAAGAACGCTGAGAGTCTTTACTCGGATTAATGACGAGACCCTCGTTACAAAATATGTTGAGACTGTTATCAGAAGAACATTTGGCACCAAAGATGCTATGAAACTTGCAAAGTTTCATGCTATGTGTTTTATGCTTTTTGTATTTATATAAGAAAAACCCTCGCTGCAGCGAACAACGAGGGTAGAACTACATAAGAGGCTACTGACAACAGGTGTATAGCCTTATTACTTTATCGCGACCTTTTGACCATTGACGACATACAATCCTTTGGAAGGATGGTTGATACGGCGCCCCGTAAGGTCGTAGATGAGCGTTGATTTCGAATTGTCTTCAACAGGTAGAATGCTGATCCCTGTGATGCCGTTGTGTCGTCCGAGGTATTCCAGGGTGAAGTGGTCGAACTTACAGTCGTTGCTCTGATAATCCTTCAACTCAATGCCAAAGGTGAGCTGTCCGTCGGTTACCTCGGTTGTGATGCTGACAGTGTTGTCGGTCAGCTGGGTCATGTCGATTCTCTGGTCATTGGCGAAAAGCGAGGCCCCTTGGTGGATGATGTTGCTGCTGGTGCGAACGGCGAGACGGTACTTGCCGTTAGGCAGGCCTGAGAGCTGCTGGCTCATGGTGCGGTCGGTAAGGTTACCGCTGCCCTGCCACTTGTTGAAGTAGCTGCTGCCCACCTTGGCGGGCAGGTAGTTGGCGTACTCGCACTCGAAGGCATCATCCTGCGAGAATGTCCAGCCGACGGGCTGCTTGGCGTGGAAATTGTTGTAGTGGGTGGCATCGGCGTTGGTGATGACGTTATGGGGCGTATAACGAAGCGGTTTTTCAATGGTGACGGGCAAAACGGCGAAAGTTGTTTGTTTATAGGCAGTTACAAGCGGAGGTCTGAAAGGGGCAAATAATTCGAAGCGGTTTTTCTGCTTTACATTGGCTTACATCTGCTTTACATTTCATGAGGTATCGTAGTTTATTCCGGCTTCATATCTTTACATCGAGGTTCAAATACTGCTTTAATTGGGCTTCAGACGTGGTTTTCATGGCCTGTGTCCGCGTCATCAGGGCTGCTATGGCTTATTTATCGATACGGATGGTTCGACGGTTGTATGGCCGTTTTTTTTTTGGCCTTTCTTTATTTTGTTTTATTGATTTACTTCCAAATAATAATTATTTGGTATATTTGCAGTCGTAAAACATACGATATGGCAAAGGTTATTCATGTGCATTTACTGCATAATATTGACGGATTGAGGCGGAAGGACTGGTATTTCAGCTCCATTTCGGCCGTTTATACGGTTCTGACGGCGGAACAGGTCGGGGCGACAAAGAACTACCTGCTGCACGCCGGCCTGGCCGGAAACGGAACTGTATGCACTAAAAAGGCCATTATCAAGCAGTCTCAGCTTATTTCAGGCGGCAGGCGGGATGATGGTTAGTATGATAAAATAACGCCGTTAGAAAGGTTTTCGGGCGTTATTTCCATGAATGCTGACAAGGGGGCGCAATGCCCCCTTTTTTCGTGCCTTTTTTGATTAGGGGTTACATTTGGGGTTACGGTTAGGGGTTACAACTTCATGAAGTTAGGGGTTACATTAGGGGTTACAAAACCGCTTTTTTGAGTGTACGCCCGAAATAGGAAACCCGACAGGAAATGCACGCAAGTGCCGTTTTTCCGCATTTTCGCCGAGGAAAAACGACACTTTTAACGTGCTTACTCCTTATTATATAAGTGCGGATATGTCTGACAGATAGTGTTTTGCACGAGTTTTCATGTCCGTATGGCCTTGAAAATGGTGTGCGCGCGTGTAGTGTGCGCCTGTTGCGCGCGGTGCGGGGGCGGCTGTGCTGTCAGATGGTGCGTATTAGGCCGACTATGACGCTAAGGCTGCGTATGTCGTCACGCGGAAGGAGGAACGGCTTGTGGACAGAGCTGTTTTCAGACACGCATAGTATGCAGTCCTCGTGGTTTTCGCTTTCCTGCACGCGCTTGACAAGAATGCCTTGGCTCGTTTCGATGACATAGATTGTACCCCACTGAAAGAAGCGGATGTCCGTGATTTTTCGGCAGGCGAGCAGGTCGCCGCTGTAATACAAAGGTATCATCGAGTCGCCAGAGACACGTATGAGAAAATTCGCGCCCTTGTTTTCAAATTCTGGTACGACGTAGCGTTCGCAGTTTTCGAGGTAGACGCTTTCGTTGGGGTCAACCGGGAAGCCTGCGATGGCATCCAAGGGTATAAGCGGAATGCCCCTGCCGCTGCTTGGCTCGACCTTTTGAATTTCCAAGCCAACGCTTTTTTGTTGCGGGGTATCTTGGTGGATGCTGGGAGTACTGGGAGTACTGGAGATCTTGAGCATGTCGCCCTTACCTATTAGTAGCCATTCGGCATTTATATCAAACAAAGATACAATATTTTGTATTGCAAGTGTACCGACGTTACTGCGACCTTTGGATATTTCAGTAACCATTGACGGACTTATGCCTATTTTGAGGGCAAAGTCACGTTTGTCGGTGACTTTGCCATTGTCCAACAGTGCCTCGTAGGCGGCTATAAAACGGGCGGATAACTCATTTTTTGCACACATAATACAGAATATTGAAAATTTAAGCTTGAATAATTTGGTTTATTGTACAGAATACTGTATCTTTGCAGCGTGTTCAATAATTAAACAGCGGCCAAAGATAATGAAAAAGGCCGAGATTAACGAATTTTCAAAATTAAAGAATATGAAAGTGAAGAATGGCGACGGGAACGTGTGGGCGGTGATGCTGACCGCCACTGACGGTAGGGTGTGCCGCTGGGAGTTCTGGAACTGCACGCTGACGCACGTGAAAGACCTGATAAGGGGATACGTGGAAAGTTGCCCCTACGACTGCGACTGGACGATAAGGGGCGGCGGGATGACCATACGCGGAAAATCAAGAAATGACGGGTACGGTCATACCGATGTCCGGCATATAAAAGACTGATGATATAGCCTCGGATGACAGCCCGGAAAGACGGGCAAAGGGCGGCACGGATTGCGCGGCCGGAAAGTTGGTAAAGCGAGACATGAAAGCGACGACAGCCGCCGGGGTTCGACACCCCGCGCCCCACTTTTCAAATTAACAAGTAACAATTAAAAATTAAGAATTATGGCAAAGAAACTTGACACAGGGAAAATGAAAGAGCAGTGGCGTCAGAAGCTGATGACGCTTGTGGGTTGCGTGACACGCACGCAGGCTGTGGCCGACCAGGCGATAGGCATGGCCAACAAGTTCATGAGATACAACGAGATGGACGACAGTGACGCCGTGCGCACGGTGGAAAACCTGTCGTGCGTGTGCGAGGAGGCGATGCAGGTGATATGCAAGGAGCTGGCCAAAAGCACAAGGTTTCAGGAGACACCCTGCAAGGCGGCTGAGAATATGGTGAAAGAACTTTAACTAAACGTGATTATGGCATTATGGAAACAATCAGCGTAAAAGATTTATTGAAAGTGATGGACGTGAATACTTACTGGCGGTTAAGAAATGCAGGCAGGCTGAATATGGCTCGTGTAGCTCCAAATGCGGCAGTATACGTGGAAAGCATACCTATTCGCTTTCGTCGAACAATGGGCGGACACCGTCAGAATAGTAAAGGATAGCGTACTGATGATATAAGGCGAAAAATTTGACAACTGATGAGAATTCATTTGAAAACAGTTCGTCTCTCGGATAAGTGATTTTGATAGAAAGCCACCGGTCTTCCTGATTGAACATTTCAAGCTCGAATATAAATCCGAAAGCGGCTGCAAGATTCTTAGCTGTTTCTATTTCATCATCAGCCGTAGGTTCATCAAGGTATTTACCCAACCGGACAGTCCGGCTGTTGTACATTTCATCATTATTCATAGTGTTTAAATTTTTAATTTTCGCCAAAGATAACAACAAAAAAGCATATATACAAATGAGCAGACAGATTTTAACAGACAAGGAGACAAAGCATTTCCTGATGAGGACATTCAAATGTACGCAGCAGGCCGTATGGCAGGCTCTGACGTTCAAGAGGGACAGCGAGCAGGCGCGGCGGATAAGGGTGCTGGCGCTGACGCGCGGCGGAAAGTTAGTGGACGGCTACGTGCCGGAATGCGAGACCACGCACAACGAGGTGGACAGAACGATAGAGCAGACGTTCGGGCCGAGGGTGAAGATGGTTTATGACCGTGAGACGGGTGAAACCAGGGTGTATGTTGATGGCGAATGCAGGGAAAGCCACGCCGGGCTGGACGTGCCGGAGTTCATGCAGCTCCAGGGTGAGGTGCAGCTGATGGCGGCGGCGTTGTAAAACAATGGGCGATGGAGTACTATGGAAAGATACTGTGCATATCCCACAAAGACCTGACGTATGACGACCGCCCTGTGGTTGTTGACGGCAAGGCCGACTACAGCAGGAGCAGGGCGTTGAAGGGGCAGCACCCGTCGATGCTTTCCGAAGAAGAACTCGCCCCGGTAATGTCGGACGCCAATTACAAGCAGCTGGCGGCAAGGAAGCAAATCAACGTGGTGCGTAAAGGTAGGGGAAGTGGCGGCTACGCCCTTGTGGAGATAGCGACGATGCCCCTGCGTTTTCAAGAAAAGATAAAATTAAAATACGGAGACATGAAAGAGGACATACTGAAAAACTGGTTCGGCAGCCACTACCGCGTCGACGCGAAGGCACGGGAGTTCTACACGAAGTTCCGCTTCGAGAACGGCGACGCGCTGCCGCCGGAACACATACAGGAATACACGGTGAACGCATCGGTGATAGAGGCCGTACTGGCCGTGATGGAGGACACGGTGCTGATGCGCAAGGCGATGAAGGGCGGCCCGGTGAACTGGGGCGAGATGGCCGGGGCCATCAGTTATTACCAGACGGAGTTCGGGCACACGCTGCCGATGAGCGCCAACCGCTTCAAGCGCAAAGTGAGCGACTTCAGGACGAAAGGCTACGAAAGCCTGATAAGCGGAAAGTTCATGAACCAGAACAGGCGGAAGGTGACATACGGCATCGAGAGGCTGCTGCTGGCGATAGACGGCCAGCCGGAACAGCCGTTCAACACCACTGTGTGGGAGCAGTACAACATGTTCGTGCAAGGCGACCTTGAGCTGTACGACCCGGAGACCGGCGAGGTGCTCGACCCTGCGGACTTCACCGACAAGGACGGCAACCCGATAGTGCTGAGTCCGGCCACGGTGGCGGCTTACCTGAACAATCCGCAGAACAAGGCTTTCCGAGCGAAGCTGCACATGAGCCAGTGGGACTTCAACAACGCCTACCGCCCGTACCACCTGCGCCATGTGGGAGAATATTCGCTGAGCAAGATTTCGCTCGACGACCGCGACTTGCCGCGCCCTATGAAGGACGGCAACAGGGTGAAAGCCTATTACGCCTACGACGTTGTGAGCGGCGCCGTGGTGGGTTACGCCTACAACCGGCTGAAGACCGCCGAGCTGTTCCTTGACTGTATGAGAAACATGTTCAGGACGCTCGACAGGAACGGGATGTACATCCCTGCGGAGCTGGAGGTGGAGCACCACTTAGTCAGCGACTTCGCGGACGGCCTGATGCAGGCCGGTACGGTGTTCCCCCTGATACGCTGGTGCAACCCCGGCAACTCGCGCGAGAAACGCGCCGAGCATTTTAACCGGGCGAAAAAGTATGGCGTGGAGAAACGCACGCAGGTTGGAATCGGACGATGGTACGCCCGGCTGGAGGCCAACCGTCCGAAGGAGGAGAAAGTGTACGACGAAAAGAACAATACCTACAAGGTGAAGAGCTACACCTACGACGAGCTTGTGGCCGACGACATACGCGCCATCGGCGAGTATAACAGCCAACTGCACCCGAACCAGAAGAAATACCCCGGCATGACGAGATGGGACGTGCTCTGCGCACGCCAGAACCCGAACCTCGCACCTTGGGACAAGGCTATGCTTTACAGGTACATCGGCTACCGCACGGAAACGACCATACGCAACAACAGCTACCTGACGGTGCAGTACAAGAACTTCGGGCTGCCCGACCCTGAAATCATCGCCAAACTGGAGCCGAGGAACTACAAAGTGAAAGCCTATTATTTGCCCGACACGGACGGCAACATCGACGAGGTGTACATCTACCAGCACGGACGTTATATCGCCACCTGCAAGCCCGTGACGCGCTACAACGAGGCCACGGCCGAGCAGACCGAAGCCGACAGGACCGCTTATACCGAACAGGCGAAATATGTGGCCAAGTTCGACAAGATGATGAAGGACGGCAAGATAAGGAAGGTCGGCATAATGAAGAAAGCGGAGGCAAAGGAGATAGCGGACATCAAGGCAGAGGCGGTGGAAACAAGCCCACGCACGGACGATGAAGACTATTCTGCATACCTGGACGTGGCACATTATGAGGCCGAGGCCGTGGCGAAAATCTAATGGCATTAAAACGACATAAAAACAGCATAATCATGGAAATAACGAACGAAGTTAAACAGCGGATTGCGGGGGCGATAGCCTCCGAC